CACGGCACGCGAGCGGCTCAGCTACGCAGACGTGGCGGCGCTGTGCGGGTCAACCAGATCGACAATCAAGCACCTGCTCGGGGCCGAGGGCCGCGTCGGCGATGACGTGCTGCGAGACTTGATCATCGCGTTCCCGGAACTTGCCGAAGGGCTCCCGGTCGAAATCCGTCCCCGCTGACAACCCGCAATCGGTTCCAACTTGGAACCACCCGCCCTGCTATTGATCCCCCCGCACGCATCGGCTGGCCGCTAAACGGATGCCGGCGGCCCGTGCAACAGGCGGGGGGCTACGCACAGAGGCCGATGCCCCCGCCGACCCTCTCAGCCGGGGGACGACTGGATGCCGACCGTTCGCAAGCCGGGGCTGGTCAAGACGGAGCTCGTGAACGGCGAGCGAGTCATCCGTCGCGTCAAGGGCGCTCGCCGCGGCGGCCCCGAGCTCTCCCCCCGGCGCGCTGCCTTCTGCCGGGCCTACGCCCTCGGCATCTGCATCGACAATTCCGAGAATCTCAAGATCAGGTTCAACACGCGGCAGGCCGCGATCGCTGCCGGCTACGCCCAGCGCGGCGCCCACAACCGCGGCTGCGAGCTGCTCGGGCTGGACGAAATCCAGCGCGAGGTGCAGCGCCTGGTGGACAGCACCGCAGCCAAACAGGAGCTCGACGCCCAGGAGATTCTGCGCCGGCTGGACGAGATCTACGCCCGCTGCATGCAGGCAGAGCCGGTGCTCGACGAACACGGCAGCGAGTCGGGCGAGTGGAGGTTCAACGCCTCCGGCGCCACCCGCGCGTGCGAGCTCATCGGCCGCTACCTGCGCATGTGGCAAGCCGAGGGCCAGATCAACGTCAACGTGACCGTGGACCAGGCGCGTGACTTCGCGCGCGGGTTCGCCAGGCGCGTGCTTACGCTGATCGAGGAACACGTCAGCGACCCCGACGAACGCCGCCGGCTGATCGGGTCCATCGGGCAGGAGGCGCTGCGCGATGGCTGACGCCTGCCGCGACATCTTCGCCGACGCCTGGCAGCAGAGCCTCGCCTCTGAGAGCCTGCTCGAATTCGGCAAGGCGATCATCCCGACATACCAGACGCCGCAGCACGTCGCCACCCTGGCCGAGCACCTAGAGTCCGTGAAGCGCGGAGACATCAAGCGCCTCATGGTCTTCATGCCTCCGCGTCACGGAAAGAGCATGACGGCGTCCGAGCTGTTCCCGGCCGACTACCTCGGCACCTTCCCCGACCGCTCCGTCATCGCCGCGAGCCACACGCAAGAGATGGCCGACGACTTCGGGCGCAAGGTTCGCAACGTGCTGCGCTCGGACGAATTCGCAGGCATCTATCCCGAGGGCGTCCTGCGTGCCGACTCAACCAGCGTGCGGCGGTTCCACACGATCGCCGGAGGCGGCTATTTCGCAGCCGGGCTGGGCGGCCCCATCACCGGCCGCGGCGCCGACCTGTTCCTGATCGACGATCCGGTCAAGAGTCGCAGCGACGCTGAGAGCCCGCAGCGCCGGCACCAGATTTGGGAATGGTACACGTCGACGGCGTACACGCGTCTGTCCCCAAACGGCGCGATCGTGCTGATTCAAACGCGGTGGCATCCCGATGACCTGGCCGGACGCATTCTCGCGCACGACGAACCGGGGTCGTGGACAGTGCTAGAAATGCCGGCCATCGACGCCGAGGGCGGCGCCCTGTGGCCCGAACGGTTCGGACTCGCGCACCTGGACAAGATCCGGGCGAGCATCGGGCAGCGCGAGTGGGACTCCCTGTATCAGCAGCGCCCGACGTCCAGCGAAGGCGGCACGTTCAAAGCGTCGGCCGTAGACCCGTGGATCGGGACCGTGCCGTGGGTCGGCGCGATCGACCGCGACGACGCAGCCTACGCTGACGCCAGGATCGTCACCGGAGTGGACCTTGCGACGCGCAAGGGCGAGCAGCACGACATGACCGTGCTCTCGACGGTCATGCTCTGCGGCCACCGCTGGCGCCTGTTGCACATGATGAGCGGGCGCATCGAGGCCGTCGAGATCCTCAAGGCGATTCTCGACATTCAGCGCAGGTTCCACAACGCGGCCGGGTCGGCGTGCTTCCGCGTGGAGGACAACGCAGCGCAAGCTTACATCGTGCAGATGGCCCAGGACGCGCGGATGCTCAAGGCGCTTGGCGCCACGCCGGAAGACCTGCAGAACATCGTCGTCCAGGGCGCCACCACCACGGCCAAGAAGCGCGACACCGAGCTGGGGATCCCGTCGATCGCCTCGGATATCGAGATGGGGCGTTGGGATTTTCCGCAGCATCGCGAGGTGCTGGCTCTGCGCGAGGAAATGCTCGGTTGGTCGCCAGACGCTCATACCGGCGACAGGCTCATGTCCCTGTGGCTCGCCCGCGGCGGCCTGCGCGTCGTGGCCGACCCCACGGTTGACTATGTCTAGGAGGTCGGAGTGCATTCGCTGACGACCATCCGCAGGACGATCGGCGCCGGGATTGTTAAGGCGTTCGGGCTCAACGAATGGTTCTTGCAGGGCGGCGAGATGCCGTGGTCCCCTGGGTTCTCCGGCAACGTGAACGTTGGCGCGGCCTACGAAAACAGCGTCACCGCGTACTCGTGTATCCGTCGCAAGGCGCAGGACATTTCGTCTGCGCCGCTGCTGTTCCTGGTCGATCCAGACAGCGTCGCGCGCGAGGTCGAAAAGAATCACCCGATCCGCCGGCTGTGGGCACAGCCGAACAGGCACTTCAGCCGCGAGCAGACGATCCAGTTCTTCGCTACGTTCCTGGACCTTCGCGGCGAGGCGTTTCTGGCGTTCGACAATCCAGAGCGCCCGACGCAGATCTTCCCGTTCTACGATCCGTCGTGGTGGCGCTATGACACGGGTGCCCAGGGCGCTCCCATCCTCTGGCACATGCAGCATGGCACGTTGATGGGTGACTTCCTGCCAAGCGAAGTTCTTCACCACCGCTATATCAACCCTTCCGATCCGTACCGCGGGCAGTCTCCCCTCAAGGCCGCGTCCGCGGATTACGCTATCGAGACCGGCGGCGGTTCGCTTCAGCAGTCAATCATCAAGCGCGGCGGAGAGCGCGGGATTCTCTACACGGTCCCCGATAGCTGGTCTCAGCCGCAGCGCGATCAGGCGAAGGCAGCACTGAGGGGGCGCCGCGTTAGGGACAACGAAATAGGGAAGGACACCCTGCTGCCAACAGGAGTCAGCGTCGTCGACCCGCGTTTTATCGAAGACGACTATGACATTCTCGCTGCCCTGCCGCGATCCGACGAGCGGATCTGCAACGTCTACGGCGTGCCGGCGTCTCTCCTGTCAGCCAAGGACGACAACTACGCGACGTTCAAGGGTCGCCAGCGGATCTACTGGTCGAGCACGTTGGTGCCGACCATGCGCGGAATCGAGTCAGCGTTCGACCAGTTCTTCGGGCGCCAGTTCGGCGTGTTCATCCGCTTCGATCTGGCGAAGGTCGAGGCGCTGAAGGACAACCTGGGCGACCAGGTAGTTATCGCCGGGCAGCTCAAGAGCGCCGGCTGGCCGTGGGCTGCAATCGAAGAGCGGTTACAGATCGGCACGCCCCTCGCGTTGATCCCCGAGGCCGACACCGTGCTGGTCAGCTCGATGCTCGCCCCGGCTGACAAGCTCATTGAGGAATGGGAAATCCCGCTCGCTCCTGACCCGGTTCCGGCTCCGCTCGCCCCGGTGCCGCCCCCGGCTGACGGTAGCAGCGGCAAGGGGGAGCCTCGTCATGTCGTGCGCGACGCGACTGGGCTCCCCCTTACAAATACCCTGATCCGACGCCGCGCTCTGGATGCCAGGGAGACGATCGGGCGCACGCGCCGCATGGCGAAGCTGGAGCGCGAGCTCAAGACGGGATGGCGCTCTCTTCTGTCGACGTGGAAGGGCAAGGCCATCAGGGCGGCAGACGGCGCCGGCGGCGACGTGTCGCGGATCGAACAGGCGATGCGCGACCTACAGCCGCAGCTCAGCAAGGCGATGGTTGACCTTACCGCGCCGGCCCACCTGGCCGCCGCGCGCGAGGGCATGACGTCGATTCTGCTGATCACCGGCAAGGTCGACTTCGGAGACCAGCAGATCGTGCGCGACGCCAAGGTTCCGGAGCTGTCCGCGGTGGCGCGCGAGTGGGTCCGGCACCGCACGAACATGATCGGCGGCATGAGCAACGACTTGTTCAATACCCTGCTCGGCCAGGTCAAGTCCGCCGTAGAGTCCGGCGCCGAGCAGTCCGAGATATCAGGCCTGATTGCCAACGTCTTCGATATCCGCGGAAACCGCGCGGTGACGATCGCCCGCACCGAAGTCGGCACGGCGTACAACGTCAGCCGCTACGCCGAGATGGGCGAGCAAGGTTTCGAGCAACACGAATGGATGACATCCGAGGACGAGCTCGTGCGCGAAGAGCACGCTGATTGTGACGGCGAGGTCCGCGCGATCGGTGACCTGTTCCCGTGCGGGCTTTCGTATCCGATGGAAGACGGCGCCGACGCCGCGAACACGGTGAACTGCCGGTGCTCGACGCTGCCGGTTGTCAAGGAGGCGGCATGAAACTGAAGCTGACGGGTGGCGACCTGTATGTCCGCAAGGTCTTCGCGGGTGACGTCGTGCAACGCGAAGACGGAAAGCCGCTGGTGGCCATCGTGTCCACGGATGCGGTCGACAGCTACGGGGACATTATCCACCAGGGGCCAACCGACAAGGGGCGCGGATGGATGCTCGACCGCTTCAACAAGAGCCCGCGCACCTATTGGATGCACGACCCGACGATTCCCAATCTGGTCACGTCCGCATCGCGGGCGTACCTTGAGGCGTCGGCGCTCATGTACTCGCCGGCGTTCGACATGCCAGACGCCTTCGCTGCCGAGCTCGACCGGAAGTACCGGGCCAACGTGCTGAGCGAGTGGTCGGTCGGCTTCCGCGCCAACGTGCGCGAGCCGCGCGGCGAGGGCTTCTTCGGCGAGCACTTCTGGGAGCAGACGCTCATGGAGGTGTCGGCCGTCAATCGCGGCGCCAACCCGGACACGGACACCATCGCCAAGGGACTCGGG